GATAATTTGTTGAATCAAAAGCGTTGCTCAAGCAAAAACCTCATAAATGTTTTAGATATATCTACATCTAACACTATGGTGCATTGAGATAATGTCAATATTTTTGCTTAAATTAGACTACTTCCAAGAAGTTGCAAAATTTCCTCTATTTATTCCCTTTTGTGGTGCATTTTGTCTTGGTTCTTTTGGTTTTGATTCTTGTGTAAGTATTTTTTCCTCAATCACATCAAAGTTAGGATTGAGAATGTAGATAGCTGCGAAATTATAAACAAGGGTATCTAAGGCTTCATTTCTTGGTCTGACTTGTTTCCAAACTAGTGTTTTTCTGCCCCTAACAAACTTAGTGATACGCTTCTCTGCTGTAAGCTGCTTGAAATACTCCTCATCTAAGTCTGAGCAGAAATGCAGGGTTGTATTTTCTTCTTCAGCAGACAATCTAGCGAAGATAGCTTCTTTAGCACTATCTGAACCTACGCCATAGAGTACAGCTCTGTTTTTACCTACGAATGTAGGTCGATTGGCGATAGGCTTGCCTGCTTGTGATAAACCCTTGATTGCAAATATCCTTCTGGCTTGTCTTGGCTTGGTAAATTGATAAACCATATTGGTATGATGACCACCTGAGTCAATCGTGCAACAGGATATAGGTATCAATCTTTCAGACTCAGTTTTAAATCGCTTCTTCAAATAAGCATCAAGATCATTCCAGACATTTAGTGCATTAGGATCGCCCCAGAATATCTTGTAATCACAAACCCATGCTTCATAGTTCTTGCCCCAGCCAACTAATTGCAACTCTAAACGATCTTTTTGAGTATCAACACCAGCAGTTAAGATCAGCACATCTTCTGGAATTGCGGTGTAGTCATAGTTCAACCTACGCTGCAAAAGTGATTCGTATTCAACTGCTTCTCCTTGTTCTTCCCAAGATTCGCCAAGAGCAGTATTAATCCAAGTCTTTAACATCTCTGGATTCTTTTTGGCTTCAATAAATGATTTAGCCATATCAGCCCAAGTAGACCAGACTGAGTAAAGCTCTGATATATGAAATCCTGCTGTATCTGATTTAGGTGATGATGCTATCCACTCACCATGCTTGAGCATCCATTGCTTTTTAGACTCATCAATAACTGAGCCACAATGTTCACAAGCATAATTGGCTGTTTCTGGTTGATCCTCTTCCCAAACTACATTCTTCCATTTCAATACTTGCTTCTCATTACACTCAGGGCATGGCACATGGTAATAACGCTTGTCTGATTCTTCAAAAGCAGTTTCTATTCTTGATAGTCCTTTGATTGTTGGGGTAGAGCATAAGTAAATCTTTTTATTCCAGAAGGTAGTAGTTCTTTTGGTTGCAAGTGAAATAGGATCACCTTCTGAGCCTGCTGATGCTTCATAGCGATCAACCTCATCTGCTAATACAATTCTAATTGGTCTTGATGCAAGTCCTGATGCAGAATTAGAACCAACTATGTTTAAATTACCACCTGCAAACTTCTTAGATAGAACTGTGTTACCACTATCTCTACTTCTGGGGTCTTTTACACAATCTCTGATCTTCTCAGAATCTCTAATCATTGTTGCTAATCTATCTTTTGAAAAGGCTTGAGCCATCTGAAGTGTTGGCTGCATGATTAACATGGGAGCAGGGTCTTGGTCTATGTAGTAACCAATGACATTGAGTAATATCTCAGTAGCTCCAACCTGCGAAGATTTGAGGAACACAATTCGTTGTATATCTGGATCATTGAATGAGTCCATGATTTCTTTTTGATATGGTGCTCTATCAGTTCTCCATGCACCAGCTTCTGCTGATGACTCAGGAGATAATCGTCTGTAACGATCAGCCCAATCGCTAATCTTCAGATTCGGTGGTGGAGTCCAAGTCTGGTTCGACTTCTGAATCACCCTTGCGATATTTTTGAGGTATTCCATTTTGTGCCAACTCATTAAGTGCTTCATGCACCTGTTCTTTTATTATTAATTCTGCTTCAGCATATTTATCAACTGTGATGACTTGGTGAGCTATCCTAGATGGCAAGCCTAATAGCTTGGCTCTAGCATTAGCCACATAATCTATCCAAGTATCTTCAACTAATTGTGCTGGTATGAGTTGCCCTTCAAGCTCCTCAACTTCTAGCTCTGCTTTTCTAGCTTGGGCTGCTGTTAGTTTAGTTTTCTCTTCTGCAATGTCTCCAGTTCCAGTCCTTTTGTTGTAACCACCTAATTTTCTTAAGTAGGATATATAAGCAACCCTGCAAACATCAATATTTAGTGGTGATCTGCCCTTTTTAGAGGGCAATATGCCATCTCTAATGAGCTCTGAGACCCTTTTGACCGATAAATCCAAATGTTCTGCGATATCTCTCTGAGTAGCCATACAGTGCCTTATTTACCCTATTTGAGATTGGTTGTCGCTAAGAAGAAACTGACGTCGCGAATAACCCACGTTGAATGTTGAGACAGGACCCAAATTTAATGAACTAACATCTTTATTATAATTATTTGATTTTATAAGATTATCTTCTGCCCATAGCGGTTGTAAATTTTCTAAAGACCAGCATTCTTTTATTTCCTTAACATTTTTTAAATTAAACATTGATTGTGGTTTTATATGATCTATATGAATATTCCCTTTATTAAATTCATTCCAGTTCATTCCTCGTGTAAATTTGCTTTCTAAGTGTTTCTTAAGTTCATTTGTTGTATATCCCAAAACATTTTCATACATATTTTTTTTAGAATTATTTTTTATATATGCTCTTAGTTGTATATCAATATTCGGATATTTTTTTGCTTTCTTTGTTATTTGATTTTTTAATCTAGTTTTGAGAACAAAAGATTCATCATATTTGTATTTAATTCTATGTATTAAAGTTGCTTCTTTGGGGTTATCTGAAATTAATAATCCCCATTCAGTTTTATTTATTTTGTAAAAATTTTTATAAAACAAACTATCTTTCTTTGGTTTGAACTTATTTAATTTAACTTTTAATTCATTTAAATGTTTTTTCGATTGAATAATGAGTTTTTTTTCAGCCTCTATGCTTATAAATTTTTCTATTGAAATTTGTAATAAATTTAATTTTTTCTGCAAACGTTTATATCTTCTTTTGGCATTTTGTTCATCAGTATAATAGGGGATTCCAAGCAATCTTCTGTTTTTTTTAAAATCTGCTGTTCTTTTTTTTGTACAAGATTTGCATTCAGGTCTTAATTTTTTGGTATTACTATAAATATAGAAATTATCTTCTGTTGCTGATTTTTTTTGTTTACAGTTATTGCATTCTTTTGAGACCATTACTTGGCACTCCTTAATGCTTTAGAAAATGCTTCTGTAAAGTTCTTATCAAACTTAGCTTTACTATAATTCTCAGCGATCTTATAAAAGGGGAATATAGATTCATAGGTTACGCTGTTTTTAAATGCAACCATCAGCTTTGCTGATCTGTCCTTCTGTCTTTCCCAAACACCATCTATACCAGCAATGTTTCCTATGAACTGTGTTTGCTTTTTGATAAGACCACTCTTCCTGCCAGCAATATTACCAAACTTATTTAATCTTGCATTGGGTGTGTATGGCACACCAACCTTAGATGATTCACCACTTCTTACACCACCATAAACAAGATACTGCATAAACTTATTAGCCCAATCAGTAAAACCTAAAGTTCCAGTGAGATTGGTTTTCCTTGCTGCTATCCTGTAAAAAGCTCTGGTTGTTCTTGCCATTGGTCTGTCTAACTTCTTTATCATTTGCTTTTGCATTTCTCTATCTAAACCTTTCATCCTGTAGGTCTTGCCAATTCCTAGTGTTTTGTTGATAGCTATAGAAGTTGCAAAAGGTATTTGTTTCTTCTGCACTGATGTAGTCCACTTAGTAACCTCATTGATATTATCTTTAACCGATACTTTCATTTCTTTCTCCAATGAGACTTAGCTTCAAACTTAAGTCCTAACTCTTTAGCTTTACGTCTGATGGTTGATGGGTGCACATCATATTGCATAGCAATATCATGGCTAGACTTACCCTGTTCTATCTTTTGTTTTAGTTTTTCTTTATCTATGTTCATAAGTTTTTGTAGTGCTCTATGAGCCTGTGCAGATACCACTGGGCTTTCTCTAAGTCCTGTATGTTGGCATCCTTGTATTTGTGCCTGTGTATATATTTTATGATGCTACCTTCCAGATAGCTAGGGTAGTTAGCTCCAAGCTGTTGTTGAATATAATCTATACATTCCACGCCACTTTGATTGTAATGTGGTGGTTTCGTTACGTTTATATCTTTGCTCATTTATTTCTCCTTATATTTATTTGATTTAGCTATATTGTCTTTTGCCCACAATGGTTGCAAGTTGTTTAGAGACCAACATTCTTTAATATCATTAATATCTTTTAAATTAAACAATGATTGTGGTTTTATATGATCAATATGAATTTTTCCGTCTCTAAACGCTTTCCATGTCATGTCTTTTGTGAATTGTTTTTCTAAATGATTTTTTAATTCTTCTTTTTTATACCCCAAAATATCTAAATATTTAGTATTTTGATTTTCAGATACTGCCAATCTGAGTGAATAATCTAAATTTGGATATTTCTTTTTCTTTTTTATTAATTGATTTCTTAGTTTTTCCTTTAAGTTAAAATTTGTGTCATACCTATATTTAACTCTATAAATTAAAGTGTGATGAGATGGATTATCTTCTGTAAGTTTTAACCATGAGACCTTTGATATTTTGTATTTATTTTTTAAAAAATCGTAATTTTTTTGAGAAATATTTTTATATTTAAATTTGTTTAATCTAACCATAAGTTTGTTGATTTTTTTTTTCTTTTCAGCAATTTCTTTTTTTAACATTAAAACTTTACACCAAACCTCATAAGATACACCATGCTGGCTAGCTGCATCTTTTCTTCTTTTAATTGTTGTCCAGCAAGGGATGCCATTTGATCTTCTTTTTTGTTTGTTTATTTTATTTAAATTTATTGTGCATTCTTTGCATTTTCTCCTTAATCCAGATTTGTTTTTTTTACAAATATAAAAAAATTTTAATGTTGATGGTTTTTCCTTTTTGCAAAAAGGGCAAACTCTCATTTCATTCTTCTTGTTAATTCGTTTCTACATTTCTGTTTGATCTTTGGTTTAGTTGATGGGTTATCAATCATATCCTTTAGCTCTTTAGTGCTGGTGCACTTAGCATAATAGTGAGTGGTTCTCACTCTGCCTGTTTGTCTGTCTCTAACCTTTTGTGATTTACTTATCTTTATTGGCATCCTTCTTCCTTTTCTTTTTGTTAAATATCTTTTCCCAGTTGTCTTGGTATTGTGTTCCCTTCTCTGGTCTACGTTTGCTACCTTTGCTCATCATCATCCTCTTGCATATAGTAAAAGGTTAAGCCCCAGAGAATAATAAATACTGGTATAAGCCATAGTGTATTCATTTCTTTTCTATCCTCACAAACTTACTGCCCTCAAACATCATTGCTAATTCTAGTCTCATATCCATAAGTTCTTTTGGTACACATCTAAGCAGTTCTTGTATGCTGATAAAATTAGCTTTACCCTCATGCTTATAGCGTTGCATTGCTCTAGGTATTTCATAATCTAAGTCTGTAACATACCAAATAACTCCATCCCAATCAAAACAGCGTATGTGAGGTTCAAGTGGTTTATAGCCAAGAGTTTGCATCTCTTCTTCTAAAGCTGCATATGCTCTATACATCATATCAATCATTTTTACTGTTTTAGAATTAACACGTTCTAATGCTGCTGCTTTAAATAATTGTTCTGCTTTCATAAACTTAACTCTGAAGTCCACGCCAACCAATCTATCCAATCTCTTTTGATCGCCCCACTTGGTATGGAACTCTTTTTTGTAATCTTGATAAGCTTCTAACCTTTTAATAGTTTCAGCAGAATATTGTTTTTTTTCTTTAGTTTTCATAATTTAATTTGTATGTAAATTTTGTCTGTACGTTTGAATGTACGTGTATGTATCCTTTAGGATATACATACACATACATACATTTTTTCAACGATT